TATTAATGCTGGAGGCAAATGGTCTGAAGGTATTCAATACGGTCGTATCACTCAACTCTGCACTTATAATTGATATGAAACCTATTCTTGCTATTGTCGGCGGTGTCGTTGGTGTTGGTGCCCTTGCCTGGGGCCTTACCTATCACGAACTGATTTTTACGTCATTCTTTGCTCCTAAGTTTGAGAATGTTCGTAGGAACACTTTTGAACAGTCAAAGTCCTTCCGAACTGGTGCTGTTCAAGAACTGCAAAATATGCAGTTTGAATACATCAAAGCATCACCTGAACATAAGAAAGCACTTGCAGATATTATTCGGCATCGTGCTGTAGAAGTTCCTGCCGATGCTATGCCTTCTGACCTCCAATCCTTTATCTCTAATCTTCCTCAATGAAAACCATCGTTTCTGTTGCTGCACTTGCTGTTCTTGGTCTTACTCTGACTGGTTGTATTGAAGAAAACTCTGATGATGCTCAACGTTCTCAACAAGAACGTATCCTGAGGGAAGGAACTGCTCAAACTGGTATGCCTGCCATCAAGAACTTCCGTGAACGTAAGTTGCTGAAGCAAATTATTGAAATGCGTGACCAGGATGGTCTGGTGACGTATACTTATACTGTTCCTGAAACTACTGGTCGTCCTGTGTTTCTGTGCAACTCTATTGGTTATGGTCTTCCTGCTGCTACTCAATACACCAATCCAGAAAAATATGAAATGAGTGGGACAACTCTCCCGCAGGCAGATCCTAATGGTCTGTTCTCTCCTTCCAGTGCTGAAGGAACTTGGGTGTTGTGCTCTGATCCTTCTGGTAGTGGCAAAACCCGACCTGTGTATGTTGAACCCCGTATTATTGTTTCTCCTTTCAAACTTTGAGGTAAATTATGTCACAAGATAATACAATGCGTAATGTTACTATTATTGGCGTCTCTTTCCTTGTTTCTTTGGTGATTATCAATGCTGTTGTTGGTCCGCTCTATAATGTATGGGCACAATCCCTTGACGGTAAGGCAGAACTTCAAAAAGCAGAATATACCCGTCAAGTTGCAGTTCTTGAAGCACAAGCAAAGAAAGATAGTGCTCAACAACTTGCTGACGCTGAAGTAATTCGAGCCACTGGTGTTGCGAAAGCGAACCAAATCATCGGTGATTCGTTGAAAGATAATCGTGAATATCTCCAGTATCTGTATATTACTGGTCTGGAAGAAGGATCGAACAAAGGTAACGTAACCATCTATGTTCCTACCGAAGGTGGAATGCCTGTGCCCACATTGCAAATGAACAAATAATGGAAGATTTTGTAAGACTCAACATCAACGAAGTTAATATTATACTTAATTCATTGATGTTACTCAGTAAGCAACACGAAAAGCAAATCGATGTGATTCACAATTCACCTGGATCTGTAGCTGCACTGTATAATAAAATGTATTCGGTTCATGAATCACTTAACATAACCGAAACATATGCAGATCACAATGAAGCCTGCTGACCCATAAGCAACACTAATCTCAAAACTCTTGACGGGGGCACCGTGCCCCTGTATATTAAAAGAGTCAAAGACAGGCAGCCAATGCACCCCTACTACACCACCAATTTCGCTGATCGTGAGATGTTTGCTTACAATTCCTACCGCGAAAAGCAGCAAGCAGAGATTGCACGAATCAATGCACATCCTGAGCAAAGGATGAAGTATTGCTTCGAGTTTATGCAGGGTGCTGATGAACAAATGAAGAAAAAGTGTTTCGATAAAATTGCAGAATACTCTGCACAACTTGACTGGTCTGAAGCACACTACTGAGGTTTTAATCATGTTGAACTCTGATCTTCTCTTTCGATATGAACAAGATGATTTGGATTATGATGAGTTTCTGACTCTCTTCCAAAGCATTTACGACTCTAGAGCTTATACTTGGCTGCAGGGTCATTATGGTCGCATTCTTCACAATCTCATCGATGAGGGTCTAATTAATGTCTGATTTCAACATTGATCAATACTTTGATCTGGCACTTGAGGAGAAAGCTGCAGAGCTAGAGGTGACAGTAGACTATTATCTTGAAGAGTTCTTTACAGTGCCTGAATATCAACCACAATGACAGTAGTAGATAAAGCTATCTTCCTAGGATCTTTCATCTGGTTCTTACACTGGGGCTCATGTATTACTTTGAAATTGCTGACACTGACAAGCAACAACTCACTGAGTCAATTTGTAATTGGTTTCTGAACAAGTTTGCATTACAATTTGAGGTTGAGCTTTCTATCATCTCAAGAAGCCTCAAGTCTGATGGTGTTGTTGGATGGATGCTCCCACTAGATGATAATGAATATGAAATAGAAATAGAAGAGAACTTACAACACAATGAGTTTATCACTACACTCATTCACGAGCTAATTCATGTCTGGCAATATACCCTAGGCTATCAATGTGAGGATGAAGCATACAAGCTTGAAACGATTTTTTCTAAAGAGTATATAACTGCCTCAAACACTGTTAAACTTACTTGAGACACATTATGTTTACTGCACAAAATCAAATTGACTTTGACAATCTTGCAGACTCCTGTATGACATACATGAGCCACTTTAACTTTCTCATGTGCCTCTCAATCTATGATGAGAGTGAGCTTGAGAGCATCAAAGATGAGTTTAATTCTTATAAATTTTATGACCTCTGAGGGGCTGTGCCAGTTGGGGAACTGTCTACCATTTCCCCCATTGGCTCTCAGGTCGTGTATTCTATAAAGGTAGTCAAGGGAACGCCAAATGCAACTCTCCGCAATCTCTCAGATCGACGGCAAGCCTTCCATGGTTGTTGATTACTATCCTGTAAAGGTTGCCATCACTGAGCCCGCCTCTCCCAACTATATGCTCAAGGTTCTGTCTTTCAGGGGTGTTGATACCATGAGCAAGAAAGTTATCACCAAGCGTGAGTTTGAGCGTGAGTGTGATGAGCGTATTGGTATGGGATATCAGGTGACTGATTTCCACACTGATGCACAACTTGCCAATCCTATGTGGGGTGCTTGCTGATGTCAATTCTTTCCCTTCCTGTTCACTCTATCACCGATCAAATGTCTGCTGTTCTTCGCTACACTGAGTCTCTGTGTGAAGCTCTGGAGGTAGATTTCCGCCTTTACAGTGTAAAAACCCATCGTCGTGCTGCAGAGCGTAACAACGAAGATTCTGCCTATCATCTTCGCAAACTGCAGGAGATTGCTGAGGATCGTTATAATTATGGATATGAGTTTGTGATTGAAACTGGCAAGCGTTATCATAAAGTCGTGATGGTTGCACATGGTAGCCGCTCTGTTCATTGTTTTGTGGATAAAGTGACGGGTGATGTATATAAATCTGCATCATGGAAAGCACCTGCAAAGGGTGTGCGTTATAGCCTCCTCGATGAGGCATCGCGTGAAAAGTGTTACGCAACTTGTGATTGGTCTGGTGGTTATCTTTACGCTTGATTGAATTCATTAACCTTTGATTTTTGAGAACATGACTGCATTTCACAACGGCAATTCTTGGTCTAAGTTTGATGCCTACTACGATGAAGATGGAGACTTTGATGATCACTATACTGCAGAGGATTACGAGCGGCGAGAGTATGAACGAAGTGGATGGAATGAGTCGCAATATGATCGTCAGCGTTGGTGAATAGCATGATTGAGTTTGCACTTGCTTCTGTTCTTTCTGTTCAACAAGCCCATGCAATTCAACAGCAGGAAGATATCAACAAAGCTTGCGCCTATATTGTAGGCATCCCATATGCATCTGACAATTTTAGTGATAGTGAATGGGAACGATTTAAGCTATGCAGAGAACTTATCACAGAGAGTTAAACTCATAAAATACACTGATTGCCCAACCCCTTGACCTTTCGCCTGATCTGATCTATCATTACAAAGTAATCGAGAGAACGCAATGGATTTCGAATTCGACACTAGCATGTGGGATGAGATTCAAGACATGCCAGGTGAGATCTTTGACTTTGATGAGTTTATCGAAGTCGCTGCAAATGATCCTGAATTTGTAGCTCAGTGTGAAAAGAGCAACGCTGCGTTTGATGCTGAAGTTTCCAAACTTTCCTGAATAGTATTACAATGACGCATTACAATCCTTACGTTCAAAACCTGATTGAGATGGGTTATGATGAAGCTGATTGTCGAATGGTTGCTGATGTTGGTCGTCAGAATGTGAGTTATCCTCGTAACATTCACGGGCGTGTATATCAGACAGAAGCTGACTATAAAGAAGCTCTGGCTGAATTCCTGAACGGTATCTAATCATGAATCTGAAGTATGTTGTTGCGGGTGCATTTGTGTTCTCCGCTATCATCGGTTGGAACTTGTTTTTGATTCAACGTGATGCGCAGTTGTTCCGCGCCATTGAACACCGAAACGCGCAAATTGAACAGCTTCGCACTCATTAAATCAGCTTATCAGACTGATAAGCGACACTAATCTCAAAACTGTTGACAGGGGCGCGGATCCCCTGTATATTAAAAGAGTCAAAGGGATTCAAACCATGCGCAAGATCGAACGCCAGATGATCGCTGCAATCAAAGACAGCAAAGATTTCAAACTGGCTAACACCGAAGTGATCTCATGTTCGCACGTTTCTGATGTTTTTCTGCACGGCAATCTGATCGCTCGGATTGGTGAAACCTGGATTGAACTGTTTGATGGTGGTTATCAAACTGCAACCACAAAGTCTCGCCTGAATGCTATTCTGAGTGCCTTCGGAATGGATGGTGAGCGTGTCTTTCAAAAGAACTTTAATTGGTTTGTGAACTATAACGGTTCACCGATTCCGTTCTTCTCGGGTATGCGCCTGAACTGAACATTTAACTGTTAACTAATTACTTCATTGAATCAAATGACCTACGATCTGGCTATTTCCCTGCTGCGCAATAGTAAAGTCAAGACTGGCAATCAACTGCTCGAAGTTCTTGATTCTCTTGTAGAAGATGAAAATGAAGATATCCTGGATGATTTTAACTATGTCGGCGCCCGCTGTCACTATTAAATAGAATACCACAATCGAATTGAATATGACTCAACTATCTGATCAACTACCTGAAGCAAAACGTGATACATTCGGTCTATTCATGACCCCCGTAACAAGGTATGAATTAGATCAACATTCACAACACAAAGGTGATATCCTTCACTGGATTCGCACTCAAAAAATCTATCCAAACCAACGCTCCTCCTGGTGTCAAAATGTAGATCAAATCTCTGATCAACTTAATATCCTAGATCAATTCCCTCAACTAAAACAAGATCTCCTAAACGCTGTTCAATTCCATAACCAACAAACATTCAATTACTCCTGTCAATTTGATATCAAAGAATCGTATCTAGAGATAGCAAATGAAAATGCATTCTATGCTCCTCATGAACATTCTAATTCAATCTATTCAGGAACCTATTTTGTTAACTTTAATCCAGACAATCACTCAGCTCTAAAGTTTAGACGTAACGTTCAATCTCCATTCTTTCCTGTTATCCAATTACAAGCTGATCCTGTTATCACTCCATTCAATATGGTCGAAGCGCAAACACCACAGAGAGAAGGTGATGTTATCATTCATCAGAGTAATCTTACTCATGGTTATGAACTAAACTACAACCCAGAACGTATCACTCTCTCCTTTAATGTTGTGCCTTTGGATACAATTTCCGCAGATTAAAAATATGTTAAAAAATATATGTTTGAAATGTGTGTATTTAGATAAATATCCACGAAAACCTTTGATATATGTCTAGATGAGTCTTTTGTTTCTCTAAATGCCTCCGAGTGTTGTTGTCTCGGATGTTACTCTAACGAGACCGATTTGTCAAGCACACAGAGGCACACAGAGCGCTCTCAGAGGGTATTGACAAAGGGGATCGAATCTTCTAAGATACATAAGTTGTTTGCAGTTCAATTTCACTAATTCAATGGGTCGCACTTACAAACGTAACGATTACTATTCATCGCAACGCCCGAAGTCAATCAGGGAGAAGCGTAGGGCAGGCAAAGCATATCGAAACACATTCGAGGGCTATGCTGATAACTACGATGTTGACCTGAAAGATACTACATCAAAACGCACTAAAAACTTCACTTATGACATTGACGAGGAGTTCTGAAATGCCTGAGATTTACGATCAATTTGATACACACTGGGTGGATGAGTTTCTATCTGAATCCGACGAGAATGACGAGCTTGAATTTGATGATCTAGCTGCAGGCGACTTTGATATAACTGATCGTGGTGACTGGAGCTAACGAATGAAACGCACACTAACTGACAAGAACTCTCCTGCAGTAGATGTCAAGATATGGGAGAAGAATGGTAAGTTTTACTGGGCATACGATTATGATGGTTGCCCTAAGAATGGACCATTCAAGAGTATACACGACGCCGAACGTGATGCTATAGCTTACTCCTACGCAGTGGTCTGATTATGCCTAACAAATACAAGGTGATGCTTGATATCTATGAAGAGGGGCAATTGCCACCTGATGAACAGATCGAGCTAGCACAGTTTCTTATCGACACAGGGCTACATGATCAGATGCATGGCACACAAATTCAAAAGCTTTGTGATTACTTTATCTGGGAGGGTTTCTGTTATGATGTGGGGGTAGTAGACTAACACTAACTCAGAGAGGGCTCAGAGAGTCATCTAGCGCCCTCTCAGTTAGTATAAAGAATGGCAGTGTATTTGTGGTGTTTGTCTTAGCCCTGGGGGCGGGTATATAAAAAAGCCTAACAACCCTAAGCTATAAAGTATTGCTCTCGCTAGCTAGATATCGAAGGATTACAGATGACGTATATAGAAAGGGCTACCTCCCCTCAAAGGATATATAAAAAAATTCCCCAGGAAAAAAATGGGCTGTATAGGTTTTTCAGAGAGGAGGTGTGGTATATTATAATATGCCTCGGAGAAACGTGTAAAATCATTGGAGTGAACACATGGAAGCAAGTCTACAAATGGATGGGATTATCTCAGAACGAGAAGAGGAGAGGATCCTAGAGAATGCCGCCCGCAAAGCATGTGAGGAATTGGAGTTAGACTATGACACCGAAGTATCAGATAATTTGGCAGTCATTGTCTTGTATACCAAATTATCTGCATGTTTCGGAATAACAGAAGATGCCTCACAATTAATGAGACATTGGTTACACACCTATAACAAACATTTCAGTGCAATTCCGAGTGAACTTGTAAAAGATAGATGTGAAGAAATTAACAATTACTTAACCTGGATGATAGAGAAATGACTCATATCATCAGAACAATCCTAGAATCGCAGTGGGGGGTGGGTATCCTCTCCTTACTGCTTATTTTGGTGCCTATTGTGGGCATACAAATTATACATGATCAGAAAGATTAAGCTTAGATTAAATCGACTATATACCCTCAGAAGTTATCGTATAGTATATGTCAAAAAGATACACCCTCACAGTTGAAGTTGATTCCTCAGGTGAATATTATATCACACTCCCTGACAGTGTAGTAGATGAAATGGGATTAACTGAAGAAAGTAGACTTCAGTATGATTTGGATGGTGAGACAATCATTCTTTCACTGGTTACAGAAGATCTCTGATTGTTAGTGAAGCTTTTGAGAACCCTCTGAAAAACCCTTTCAAAAAACCGTAAAAACCCGTTCGAAAACCGTTTGAACCATACCATGAAAGAAATACCGAAGTTTAAAGATAAATGGGAAGAGAATGAATTTGCTTTAAGTGTTATAGCAGAGACATTAACTAATCTAAGTAATCGTATTGCTGCTATTGAGAGTCATCTCAAATTGATTCCTAAGTTTGATGTAAATATGATTCAATACAAGCCAGAGGGTCAAGATGAACATTTGAATATCAAGCAATTGTTTGATGATCTGTATGGCAGGCTAAATAAGATCGAAGAAAAGAATATTATTGAGTAATGCCTGCTTTTATTGAAGCAACTGGTCGATCATATCCAAATCCTATTGATGGCACGACATACGAATCATTAGGGATTGAATTTTATGGCGAAGGTCCTGGATCTCTTCCTTTAGGTAAGGATGAGGTCTTTTATATTGGATCTCAAGAATCTGTTTGTGTTGCTGGGTGTAATGGATCCAGGCAATCGATTTATCGTTGGTATAATGGTAGACATTTAGATCACAAGTATTCTATAGATCAGGAATTAGATATTGAAGATCTTCCTGGTGAAACGAATGATTTAAAAAATAAACTGCGTGGTTATAATAAAGAACCACATAGTGGTAGACCTATTTTCTATTTCATAACTAAGCCAGGCACAGGGTTGATTCCCATCTATATTCATTATAGTGCCTCTGCTAATAATACAAGATTAACAACCAGTTCTACTCCAGACTCTGGTTATAGTCTTGTAATTTTTGCTGGTTATATTGCATCTTCTGCTGGCAATGCTGCACCGTATCTAAAGCCAGGTGAAGCTGCTAGACCATTATATCATTATCGTTATAATAAGAATGGAAAGATTGATGACTTCTATACAACTAGTGCGCAAGAGGAAGTTAATCTTCAGCCACATCCTGTTCCAGGATCTCCTAGTCAAGTATTTGCTGGAGATTATGTATATCAAGGAACACTAGGCTATGTGTTCATGGATCCCTATGGATTGGGTGAAAGAAGAACCATTGCGGATATCGGTCAATTAGGTCCGACTGGTCAATGTGTTGATAAGTCTGGTTGGTATCAATATGCAAGTCAAGGGTTATACAGTTATTTTTCATACAGAAGAATACAAGAGATCCCAAACCAAATAAATTGGGGAGAAGAGGATATTGTTGCTATTACAAGTGATGAAGCAAACTTTGAATGGTCTTATGGAGTTAATGGTGCAGTTAAAGGTGCTGTTCCAAGATTCCTAGGATTTGAGACTGCATATGAATCTCAATTCGTTTATTATGTGTATGATACCACATATCCATGGAATGGTCCTATATTTGGGCTTAACTATTCTTTAAACAACGTTCCATGTGCCCCTGTAGATGAGAATGGAAATGTCATCGATGTTCAGTATGTTTATAAAAGTCATTTCTATCAAGTTAGACCAGACTCTTGGCAAACAACAAAATCTAAAATCACATTAACTGATATCAAGTCTAGAAGAGTAAATGAATCTTTCTGGACCGCAGACACAGAAACCAAAAGAATATTCTTTAGATATACATCTTCGACTGGTGCGTTTAGAAGAGGAGATTTTCTTAACGGTTGGTTAATATCTGAGATACGTTATTTTGGTGATGAGTTAAAGTGTGGTTATATCTCATTAACTGAAATTAATCCTGCTACAGGAAATGGTCAAGTATTTTCTGCAAACCAAACAATAACAAGTGCTGATGGTGCGACTGCTATTGTTATGGCTGGTTATGGAATTAAAAATAAAGCAGCGTTTTTTGGAGTTTATGAATTCCCCAAAAAGCTTTCATACTATAAAGTTTTCCTAGATGAAAAGGCACTAATACCTCATAGGAATTTGGATGAGGCTGAAGCTGAAGCAATCATCGAAAATGGAAAGGTAGTTGGCATTAATATAATCAATGCAGGCACAGGATATAAAAGCCCTAAGATTACTATATCCACACCAGAAGGATTAGAACCTTATAGCCCACAGGATGCAGCAAATCAAGTTGCTAGGTCAATTACCAATGATGGTGATTTTATTGCTAAAAAGGAATCCGATAACTTATCAGATTTAGGATTACAGAGTATTCAAATAGCAGCATATAGCTATGGTAATCAGGGGGCTCAAGATACTGCTTCTGATGGAAATAGAATAATGCAAACTGCAGCTGCTGAGGTTGCTAATCTAAGCCCAGAGGGTAGAATATTATCAATTAACGTTACGAATCCTGGTTCTGGATATAGAGCAGACAATCCACCAAAAGTTTTCATTGTTGATCCTGAGTATGATACCAGGAAAGATAATTATCAAGGAACAGATGTTGATAAGCTATCTGGGCAATTTGATGATTTTATGGGCGGCATGGATAAGTTCAAAAACTTATATGTTGCTAGCCCACAAGAAGCAGTTACTAATGCAATCAATACGATGTTTGAGGGAACTTCCCTAGATTATCCAACATCATATATTAAAGTAGCAGAAATTGATCCAGATAGCAAAACTAGAATTTGTCAAACTATCAATAGTTCTTGCGCCAGTATAGAGTTTCCAGGAATTGCAAATTTAGATAATTATCTAGATGAAGAGTTTATGCAGAGATTCACTTCTGCATCAAAAGAAACTTCTGATATGGTTTCTCAAAGGTTTCCAAGTATATTTGAAGCTAGTGCAAATGCAGATATTATTGGATCCCGTTATAATGGTGTTTATGGATTCCAAGGTGGTCAAAGGTGTGCAGATATTGATCAACCAAAATTATATAATGCAACTAGATTTGTTGATCTTCCTTGCCCAACTAGAGAACTAGATCCAGAAACAAATAAAGTTACGGCTGTAGGATGGATGGTTCATAAGTATTGTGCATCTCAAGCATCTGATGCATCATTTAAAGTATCTCTTCATATAGAAGGTCATACTATTGGTCCTCAGGGTCAAAACTTCATGTCATTCCTTAAAAATCTACCAGCAGCTAAATTAACTCCAAAGAGGGCTGCAGGAGGATATAGAACTTGGCACTGCACCAGAAACGGAATTAATGGAAGGTGTTATAGAAATCCTGTAGATCAAGATGATATCATCTTTATTCCAATTGGATTGGATGAAAATACTTTTGATTATGACCAAGATAATTATTCTGAATACCAACAGTTTCAAATGTGGCTAAGAGGCAACTTAAGTCAATTTGCGTATGGAACGAGAGTTACAAATTCAACTGCTGTCGATCCAAATACGGGTCAACCACTGCCAGGTCAATCTTACAATGTAACACAAATTCAAGTTCAACAATGTAATGGAAGTGGTATACCACCTAATGAATGCTGGGATAGCTACGTTAGATCAGCAAGCAACCCTAACGGAGTATTAGATGTTTATTGTGGTTGGGATGCCAATGGCGATCCAATAGCAGGGCAAACATATTGTCAGGTGCCAGAACTGATTGGTGGATATGGATATTTTGGATTTAGTTGTTGGGCATTGGATACAGTCAATTCCGTAGCTATAGCTGTTCAACCAAAACGAATAACAGATGAGCTAATTATGCCTTTAGGTTCGTATGATGGTGATTTCATTGTTAAAAATTGGGCATCGGGAGCAACTTATGCTTTTGCTCGATCAATAAATAATTTTGGCAATCCATACTTTGATGAGTGTGAATAATGGCATACGGGTTTAAAAAGCCAGTAGCATCTCTAAATGGTCTACCATGTAGTGGGCATGGTCTATGTCTGCCTCCTGTTCAGCATAGTGTTCAGCCATGCAAATCTCCACCTAGACCAAAATCTATAAGAATAAAAAACTTTAGTTGCTTTTGGCCTCCGTTTCCATTAATTCCTCAAGCTGCTGTAGATGTTAGACGCGCTACAGTATTAGTTAATGGAATTCCAATTATGTTACATGGGGATAAATTTACACCTCATATTTCACCATGCACAAATATTATTGTTTATATGTGCCCATGTGGTAACTCAGTTTGCCCAGTTCCAACTCCCGTTAATTGTAGCTTACTTACAACAGAAGATGGGATGGGAAAAGGTCACCCTAGAGTAGTTCAAGCTACTACAGCTAAAGTATTTGCATTGAAGAGACCTGTAGCTAGGGCGCTAGATCCTCTTGGAGCAGGCAAGCCAGGAAAATCGTATCCATGCTCTTCAGTGGTTGCATATGGGTCACCAAATGTGCTATCATCATAGGGTCTCTTGGAGGTATTATGGCAATTAAAAACACATCCTTTGTTCCTGGCAAGCCCAAAAAGTCTCGTCAAGGAACTGGCAAAAATACAAAGTATGCTGCAACTTCTCGCAATAACGCAAAAAAACGCTATAGGGGGCAAGGATGAACGATAGAGATGATCTAGCCTGGCTAGATTGTCGTAATGAAGACCTTTGGATTTTCGATAAACTGATTTTAAGTCGGGAATTGGGTTACACTTGTGGTCCTGCGGGAGCACTTGTGCCCAAGCCCGACTTTTATATTGTCAGACCAATAACAAATGTTCTCGGAATGGGAAGAAACGCCCGAATTATTTGGATCGAAAGTGAGACTTCAGACCTACATCCTGGAGAATTTTGGTGCCAAGTCTTTGAAGGGGAGCATATTAGTGTTGATTATTTGAATAAAGAACAAATTCTTACAGTTAAGGGATATAGAAGTCAAAACAAAGACCTCTACCTGTGGGAAAAATGGGAAAAAGTAGAAAAAAATATTGATTTTCCAAAAATTTTGCAAAAATTGGTTGGCAATTACCCAAAAATAAACTGCGAATTCATTGGAGAGCACCTAATAGAAGTGCATTTGAGGCATAATCCTGATTTTGAACATGGCAATAGTGTCGCTTTGCCTGTTTGGGATGAAAATATAACCCCACCGTCTGATGAGTATCGTTATATCGCTAGTGAAGACTTTAAAAGAAGAGGATTTTTCATTAAATAGGCGTATAAATATTTTTAAAGTGATAGCAACCACTATAAAAGTTCCATTTTTTACCTTTATAGAGAAAAAAATGGCAATAAATCCAAACCCTGAAACGGTTCCTTCGTTAATGGAAAGAGATTTTGGAACATGTGTTTTAATTACAAATCCAAAATCAGATATTTTACTCAAAAAACTTCAAATTGCACCAAATTTACCTCCAAATAATCGATATTCTAGACCTTGTGGAGGAAAAGGTGGATTTGATGACTACGCAGAGTGGCTAACCGAATAAATGGCATCATATAGATTCCGATCAGAAAAATTTACAAGTAGGGGATTTCGAGATCTATCGATATCATTTTCACAAAATCCAGCTACTAATGATTTTGGCACGGTTAAAAATGAAAATTCAATAAAGCAATCTATTAGAAATTTGCTATTGACTAGTTTAGGGGAAAGACCATTTCAACCAGAAATTGGATCTAAACTAGCTGGTCTTTTATTTGAGCCATATGATGCATTTTTAGAAGAAGATATTAAAGAGGAAATATATAATACAGTTCAAAGATTAGAACCTAGAGTTCAATTACAAGATGTTAGGATCTATTCTGCTGAAGATAATAATGAGTTAAATGTTGAAATTGATTACACTATTGTCGGTCAATCAATTATCCAAACTGTAGAATTCCTACTAGAAAGAACATAAAATGGCACAAGTCTCGGTTCCATCAAATTTAACTGCAATTGATTTCTTTGAAATCAAGGAATCGATTCGTTCTTATCTCAGAACTAGGGAAGAATTCACAGATTATGATTTTGACGGTTCAGCAGCATCATATTTACTTGATATTCTATCCTATAATACATATTATCTTGCATTTAATGCAAATATGGCATTAAATGAAGCATTTCTAGAAACCGCTTCAGTTAGAGATAATATTGTAAAAATTGCTAAGCAATTAAACTATACACCCAAATCAATTAAAGCACCAAAAGCATGTGTGCGCTTTGATGTTCAAACTTCGCTAGATGGTGATAGATATCCAACTTTTGTCACTATAAAACAGGGAGATGTTTTTATAAGTTCTAATAATTTTGGAACATATACCTTTGCCTTATTGGATGATGTTGTTGCAACTGTTGATCAACAAACTGGTATAGCATCATTTGAAAAAGTTGTAATTTATCAAGGCAATTTATTAGAGTATAGTTATGTTGTAACTGATCCAAATAGATTCTTATATCTAATTCCATCTGAAAATGTTGATACTGAGTTATTAAAAGTAATCATCAGCCCAAACGTTCAATCAACACAGTCTGACCAATATTCACTCGCAAGCAATATTACTACATTAGATAAAACATCCAGAATTTATTTCCTAGAGGAAACTGATGATCTTAGATATAATGTAATTTTTGGTGATGGTATTATTGGAAGAAAATTAATCAGCGGCGAATTAATCCAATTAAAATATGTTAGAACTGAAGGATCTAGCGCAAATGGATGTGTGAAGTTTAATTATATTGGTGTAATTACTGATAATTTAGGAAGAGCTATAGCACCAAATTCTGTGTCTATGGCAACTATTGATGCATCCCAGGATGGTGAAGAAAGGGAAAGTATAGAATCTATAAAATATAGGGCTCCACGAGCATTTACTACTCAAAATAGAGCAGTTACAGAGGCAGACTATGAATATATTGTATCTCAAATATATCCTCAGGCTGTTTCTGTGAGGGCATTTGGTGGAGAAAAATTAAGCCCTCCAGTGTATGGAAAGGTTTTCATTTCGATTAGAAATAAAGGTGGAACTAAGTTAAATGAAACATCTAAAAAGAGAATTAAGAATTCTCTAGAAAAATATGCAATTGCATCCATCCAAACAGAAATTATAGATCCAAGATCTTTCTATATTCTACCTAATGTATATCCATTCTTTGATAGTAATAAAACAACGCTAGACAACTCTGGATTGAGAACTAAAGCTTTGGATACATTAAACACATTTAATGAAAATGAATCTACTAATAGATTTGGTGGAAGATTAGATTCATCTACTTTAAGTGGTATTGTCAGTAATGTCGATTCTTCTATTAATGGAACTACCGTTCAGATTAGGCTCGGTCAAAATCTAGATCAATTTGATTTTAATACTACATTCTCACAATGTATTAACTTCAATAATCCTATTGTCAATGCTGGAGATTTCTCTGGTTCTAATTCTGGAGGTAGCTGTTCTCCTAAGTTCTCTACAGTAAAAAGTGGAATATTTTATTCTGAAGATTATACATCTACAGCTTTTGATAATTTAGTAAATCTATCTGCTTCTGATGTAACTCAAGAATTTGTTGTAGCTAACTCTCAATTTCAATTGCCAGTGTATGTCAGAGATGATGGTAGAGGAAATTTAGTTCTAGCTACAATATCAGATGAAAATGAAATTATTTTAAATTCAAATGTAGGTTCTGTTAATTATTCTACAGGTGAAGTGTGTGTGGGTCCAATTAAAGTAACCAGCACTCCTGATGGCACTCCAAGGCTACCTGTAGTTGTGTTGCCAAGTGGGGGTGGAATTGATATTCCTAGAGATGTCGATCCGACATTATTCAATCCAAATATAACTCCAGTAGACTATACGTTAACTGATTTTAAGGTTCCAGTATTTGATCCAAATAATTTTGATGCATTTAACTATCAGCCTGGAGGTATAAATATCATTGATATTCCAACTACCACATTTGAGTATCCAGAAATTGATACTTGTTTCTAGTAAGTAGATAAGATGCTAACAAATAGTGTTAAGATTTCCGATAGAGTTGAGTCACAAATTCCTCAGTTTATTAGAGAGGAAGATAGACAGTTTGTAGAATTATTAAAAAATTACTACAAATCTCAAGAAAAAGTAGGTAAGCCCGTTTATATACTCAATAATTTATTGAGCCTACTTGATGTCCAAAATTATGACTTTAAAACACTAAATGCAACAACAACAACTTTAAATGAGGTTGGTGTTTATGATGATTCCATTCAAGTAGAAAATGTTAGTGGATTTTTAGAATTTGATGGAACTGTTATTATTGATGATGAAGTCATCTATTACGATAGAATTTCAAAAGGTCCTGAAGTTGTAATTACGCCAGGAATTAGCTCTGCTGAATATTTAAAGAGACAGCAAGAACTAGAGAATATTTTCCTGCAACTAGATGGAACAAAGACTGTATTCGATCTAAGATTATTAGGTAATCCAGTAACCCCAGTAAGTGAGGATCACTTAATTGTTACCATTTATGGTGAAACCTTAATTCCTAATGTTGATTATTTCCTTGAGGGAGATAAAATTAGGTTTGCTGTAGCTCCTAGGCAAAGAGTAGGAACAGATTCTGAAGGTTCTACGAAAATTATATACTTAATTGGTTTTTCTGATTCTACTATTAGAACTTTAGATGATAATACACAAAATAATACTAAATTTTATTCTACTAAGTTAAATTCC